TTAGTTGATACTTTTAGACAACTTAGCGGGTCCGGTGCAGGTTTTGGTGGTGATATATTTGAATTAAAAAATTCTGCGGCACAGGCTAGAATAGGTGTTGATAGTTTTGCTTCTATAATTGCAGAAAACAGTGCAGGACTAGCGGCATTTGGAGGTACTGTAAGTAGAGGTGCTAGATTATTTACAGAAGCAAGTCAAAATATGTTTGATGAAGGATTAAGTGATCCGTTGCTAATGATGGGTTTTACATTTGAAGAAATCAATGAAAACATGGCAACATACATGACACTTAACAGACGTCGATTTACTGAAGAAGAAATGCGTAACGGAAAAGCTGCAGCTTCTATGGTATTAATGGCGACTGAAATGGATAAAATTGCAAAACTAACAGGTAAAAATCGTCAAGAGCTAGAAAAAGAAATTCAAGATCGTATGCGTAAAGGTCAAGTTGAAGCAAAAATACGTATGCTTGAAGCAAGCGGTAACAAAGAAGCAGCAGATAAAATGCGTATGGCATTAGCACAAGCTGAAAAAGCAGGTCCGGGCGCACTTGCAGCTGTTGAAGATCTATTTACAAAAGGTGCTGTTGTAAGTGAAGAAGGTAGAGCAGCAGCTGTTGCTCTAGGACCAGCATTTAACGATTTAACTAACATGGTAAGAGTTGCTCAAGGTCCAGGCGGTGTTGAAGGTATGACAAGTAGCATTGATGCTTTTAACACAGCAGTAGCTGCTAGAATCCAAGATCCTAACTTCTTAAACATGGCAACACTAGGCGGAATGGGCAACCAGTTTGCTGATGCAGCAGCTGGACTTGTTACAAGTGCAGGTACCTATTCAGACAATGTTGCAGCAGTTGCAAGAGAGACTGGAAGTTTATCAAGTGCAGTTGCAAGATTAAGACAAGAAGCCGGTGATGAACAAAGAGGAGGAGACACTCCGGGCGCCGATGTAACAAGAACTGTAGTAAACACAGAACAAGCACTAAGAGATTTTGGTGCAGTAATGAATGATAGAATACTTGGCGAAAACGGTGCACTAACTAACTTTATAAAAGCATTAAACGATGGTGCTGGCCTACGACCTTTAGCAGACGCTATTGGAGAAATAGATAGATCTGCTATAGACGCAAGACTTGACAGCATGTTAGAAGGCGCTGGTAATTTGATTAATGATGCATTAGGTTTAGGCAATAGACCTGAACTAACAACTGAGCAAAGTGCGGGCCTTACTGATTTAGATAGTAAACTTAATACTATTTTTGATACCGGCGATGCTGCTATGAAAGAACAAATTAGTAGATTTAAATCTTTAGCTGCTGCAATTACATCTGTTGATCCAGACTTTGCAAATAAATTTAACGCTGCCCTTAACGAACAAGACGATCCTACACAATATCTAAATGATATGCTGCAAAGTATGCCAGCTGATATGGAACAGGCACTTCAGGCATTTATTCGTCAAGGCATTGCTACTGTAGAAAGACGATTCCAAGATGATGTGGTTGATTTAGCTGAACAAAATTTTGAAAGCCAACCACAGGGTGGTAGTATTGATCCTAACGCAAGAGGGGCAAGTATCGACACTATGGTAGTTGATAAACTTATTGCCAACAATGTTGCAAGTAACGCTGCAGGAACTAGAGCAACTCTTGGCGGTAATGGAATAGTGCCAAATGACATGCTTAGTTTGATACACAAAGGCGAAAGAGTGTTGAATAATGCTGAAGCACAGGCATTTAGTGCCCTAGAAAACGGTGCAGCAAGTGGTATGCAGAGCGCAGGATCCAATTCTGGCGGAACTCTTGCAGAAAAACTTGACAACCTGAACCAAAGTATGCTACAATTAGTAAGTATAAATATGCAAGCACAAGAAATAGCAAGAAGACAGCTCAAAGGTTTAAAAGGGATGTCAGGTAATGTAATGTCAGGATTTAACGTATAATGAGTTGGAAAAAATATTTTACACCAGTCCCTACAGGAAAAGATACTACAGGTAATTTTAGTCCTATAAATGGTGCAAGTGCTGCATCAAGACCAGGACCAGCTAGATCTAATTATTCTAGCTTTTTACCAGATGTGTATGTAGGTACACCTAATCGTGTTGAGCGTTACGGCCAATACAACACAATGGATTTAGATTCAGAAGTCAATGCGGCTCTTGATATCCTTGCAGAATTTTGCACACAGAAAAACAAACGTAACGATACACACTTTGATTTTAAATTTTATAAAGGTGCTACAAACTCAGAAGTACAAATTCTTTCACAGTATCTTAAGCAATGGTATAAAATCAACAACTTTGAAAACAGAATGTTCCGTATATTCCGTAACGTTTTCAAATACGGAGATGGATTTTTTCTAAGAGATCCTGAAACTAAAAAATTATATCATGTTGATCCTGCAAAAGTTAATAGAATAATTGTAAATGAATCAGAAGGCAAAACTCCTGAACAATATATTGTAAAAGATGTACAGTTTAATTTTAGAGATTTAATTGCAACTAAACCACATCAAACAAACGGTAACATCACTGGCGGCGGCAGCGGCTATTACGAAGGTGGTGTCAGAGGAATGGTTGGTAACTATCCTAATCAACCAGGATCAAGATTTACAATTGAAGATGGCGAAGTTGCTGTAAATGCAGAACACATGTTTCATTTGAGTTTATCAGAAGGACTTGACAACAATTATCCTTTTGGTAATTCACTATTAGAATCAATATTTAAAGTATACAAACAAAAAGAATTATTAGAAGATGCAATTATTATCTATCGTGTGCAAAGAGCACCTGAACGTAGAGTGTTTTATGTAGACGTAGGTAATATGCCAAGTCACCTTGCTATGCAATTTGTTGAGCGTGTAAAAACAGAAATACACCAAAGACGCATTCCTTCAAAAACAGGCGGTGGCACAAACGTAATTGACAGTGCATACAATCCATTGTCTACTAACGAAGATTACTTTTTCCCACAAACAGCAGAAGGACGTGGATCAAAAGTTGAAACACTACCTGGCGGTACTAATCTAGGAGAAATTGATGATTTACGCTACTTTACTAATAAGCTCGTTCGTGGCTTACGTATACCAAGTTCATACTTACCTACTGGCGCAGACGATAGCCAAGCAAGTTACAACGACGGCAGAGTCGGCACAGCATTTATACAAGAATTAAGATTTAATACATATTGCGAACGACTACAAAATCTACTTGTAGAAGAATTTGACCAAGAGTTTAAGAGATTTTTACTTGAAAAAGGTGTAAACATTGACACGGCAATGTTTGATATAAAATTTAATCCACCTCAAAACTTTGCGGCTTATAGACAAACAGAATTAGATAACCAAAGAATTGGTACATTTGCACAGGTGCAAGCAATTCCGTTTATTTCAAATAGATTTGCACTACAGAGATTCCTAGGATTAAGCGCAGAAGATATTGCAGAAAATGAACGTCTATGGAAAGAAGAGAATGACGAAACTCTAACACCGCCTCCAGGTGATGCAAGTGCCGAAATGAGAGGCGCTGGTATAAGCAGTGCAGGCATTAGTGCAGACATAGATGGCGCAGAAGATCAAGTAGATCTAGAAGGCGGAGAAGACGGCGGAGAAGGTGCTCCACCTGAATCAGCAGCAGGTGATGCTGCGGCCGCAGAAGCCCCTCCAGGCGGCGAACCAGCTACATAAGGTAAATAATAGTATGATACTGAGAGAACTTTTTTATTACGATAAAGAAACTATCGAACCTGTTGAAGATAATAGGTACGAGCCTCAGTATGATCAGTCAAAAGTAGACCTAGATGATACCCGGAAAACACGATTGACGCTACGTCAAATTAATCGTGCTCGCAAAGCAAGTGAACTTCATACAGAAGAAAAGGCCAAAGAACTAGATTTTGTCCGTCAAATGTATGGTATAGCAGGACAAGCAGCAGCGGCCGGAGTATGATAATTGGCAAAAATAGATAAAACTAAGTATACAAAACAAGAATGGCGTAAAATTAAAGAACAACGCCGTCTTGAAAAAGAATTATCTCGCCAAAGTAACCAACCTATACGCACAACTAATCCTAAAAACATTACTGACGCAAACATTAGAAGCAGTAAAAATAAAATTGCTTTTGTTTTAGGTAATGGCGTAAGTAGAAAACCAATTGTACTAGATGAATTAAAACAACACGGCACTGTTTATGCCTGTAATGCTGTGTACAGACATTTTCAACCCGACTTTTTAGTTGCTGTTGATGTTAAAATGATACTGGAAATTAACAAATCGGGTTATCAAAAAAATAACCAAGTATGGACAAATCCTAACAGAGCATATGATAGAATGCAAGGATTTAACTTTTTTCAACCATCTAAAGGCTGGTCAAGTGGTCCTACAGCTCTTTGGTTAGCATCACAGCATCAATATGATAAAATTTTTATTTTAGGGTTTGACTATAAAGGTTTAAGCAACGGTAGTAAAACAGGATACAAGTTTAACAATATCTATGCAAATACCGGTAACTATAAAAACAGTCATGACAGTGCAACTTTTTTTGGCAATTGGCTTAGACAAACTGCATCTGTTGTGAAAGAAAATGCAAATACTAATTATATTAGAGTTATAGCACCAGATAATTACAAGCCAGAGGAACTAAATAAATTTAGCAATTTTAGTACTTGGCATGTGGAAGATTTTCAAAAATTCTTCTCTCTTTCCTAGCAAATTGCAAAAATGGCTCGTTTTGAGCCTATTTCTACGCATATTTCTCCCGAAAATGTAAATACTAATGACAGCCTTACCATAGGTAAAACATTTATAGGAGAAAAAAATGGCAGACAAAGCTAAATTTGAAGAGATGCTAGAGCATCTTGTAAACAACGACCGCGAAAAAGCGGAAGAATTATTCCACGAAATTGTAGTAGAAAAGTCAAGAGACATCTACGAAAATCTTCTTGCTGATGATGTAGAAGACAAAGAAGTAGACGAAGCTTCTAAAGACGAAGACATCGACGAAAAAGCAAAAGAAGATGATGAAGAAACTAATGAAGCATCAAAAGACAAGAAAAAAATGCCAAAAGACGGCGAAGATAAAGTAGCTGATGCAGATGCAAACAAAGACACAGATAAAACAAACGAAGATTTTGATCTAGACGAGTTTGAAGTTGAAGGCGGAGACGACATGGGCGGCATGGACGCTATGATGGGCGGCGATGCAAGCGACGACATGGAACTAGACATGGGCGGCGACATGATGACATGGGCGACGGCGAAGATGATGATGCACCTGCAACACAGGGTGATATTAAAGATCTTGAAGCAGAACTTGAAGACCTTAAAGCAGAGTTTGAAGACCTAATGCAAGACAAAGAAGGTGGAGATGACGAAGGCGAAGAAGGTGAAATGGATATGGATATGGACGCAGACGATGAAGGCGAAGAAGCACCTGAAGAAGAGTCTGTAGCATACGAAGGTTCAGACGAAGAAGTAGACGAAGCAGATGACGAAGACACTGACGAATCATCTACTCCTAAGTCTGCAGCAGAGCAGATGCGCGAATATGTTGAAAAAGTAACACCAAAAATGGGCGACAACGGTGCAAACACTAAGTCAATCGTAGCTGGTAAAAACGACATGGGCGGCACTGCAAGTAACCTGGTACAAGGCGGTGACGGCGGAAACGGCGGCACAACAGGCGGTCTTGCAGCACCAACAACAAAGGAAGATAATGCAGGTAATGTAAATGTTCCTGGTGGTAAAGCAAGTAAGTCAATGAAGTCTATGCCAAAAGGCCACGGCGCTGAGAAAAAAGGCGCAGGCGATGCGGCTCCCGATAAAAAATCAATGATCGGAAGCTAAGGACTTGATGATGGGCAACTACTTAAGAGAGCACCTGACATTCGACCAAGC